TCGCAACTCAAAGTGATAGTGGTGAAGGCGAGATTGTTATTCGCCAGCCCCATTCTAACTTTGAATTTCTTTTCGATGCGGAAGTTGAGCTTGACATAGCTCAAATGACCGATCTTGCTGTTTTTGCAGAAAGGCTCGGTACCGCATTAAAGAAACGATATCTATAGATTGGAATCAATCATGAAAGACATCAAACCAATTGGAACTAAAAAGTTCCGTGAAAACAGTGCAGATAGTGTTCTTTTCCATTTGGAAGGACACACTCCTGAGTTACCACGTACGTTAACTGTAACCCGTAATCTTCCAACTCCCCGTAAAGGGAATGCTGGTACGATGAAAGTTACATTTAATGTGCGTCGTTCGTTCACCTTACCGCAAGGTACAGGTTATAAGGTCGTTCCGGCTATCGTAAAGTTAGAAACTTCGATGCCAGTCGGCCTTACCGCTGGTCAATGCATTGAGACTCTTAATCAAATCATGGGCTGTGTCACTAACGACGCGGCTTATTATGATACGTTAGAGTCTATCTTTGTATTGGGCGAATTACCTGATGGTCAGTACGACGATAGTGGTTATAACGTTGGTTCGGAGCCGCCAGAATATGGCGGCATCTAACCAATGACCACTAAAGTGCTAATTGCGCTAGTTTCAGCGTGGTTAGCTGTTGTTCTTCAAGATAAGGCACCAGAAGCTATTCCATTAATTGAAATATTGCTCTCTGAGTACCTTTAGATGCAACTCTTGGTTCTTCCTAATAAGGAAGTTCCCTTAATAGAGAAACACTATGAAAAATAACCGTAATGCCAAGCTTGTGGTTAAACACAAGAAATCTAAGATTAATAAGAAAGCTGTGAAGCAATCAATTAACTTAGAATTTCAAAATGGGGAGAAAATTATTGCTAAAATGGCATATAGTTTACTCCCTGGGCTCTCTGATATTCTCTCGAAAGAGGAATATGATGCAATTGATGGTCCCCTCAGACGAGGAGATGTATCCGTAATGCAATGTAACATAATATCTAAGAAATTAGATCTTATGCGTCAGGGTTTATTAAATAACTCTGATAATGCGTTCTTACGTTTGTATCAATTCAGTTCACTACTTAAAAAATTTCCTTTTAAAGGAAATGACCAGCTTTGTAAAGAGGCCGGTTTTAAGAAGTTTCTGGATGGAGAGTCCTTTTGTGGTGAAACGAATAATCGACTGCGCAACTGTAAAAGTCATTTACAAAGCGTTGTCTCGGTTACTCAGCAACTAATCCGAGATATTCTTGGACCAGTTGGCACTAAGTTTCACTACCGGAAGGTTCAATTTGGACCAGGATCTACAGTTAATCCTCAGAACAGAAGTTATTCTGAGACGTGTAAATTTTTCAAATACACGGACAAGCTGTATGTTCCTAGGCGTCAAAAAGGCCTTCTTGCCGCTCATCTTTCAGCACAACCAATGTGGATGGAGACTTTACGTCTTCATTACCATATTGATGATGTTGGATACGACAAATTAGACGTCGAAAGACGTATATTTGATCGTCATTTTGAGGTAGTAGATGATGATTTTGGAAACAAAATCACATTCGTACCTAAAAATGCTGATGAGCATCGTTCCATCGGAGTTGAATTAAACGGATCTATACTACTTCAAAAGATTTTTGGCGATTTAATTCGCGAAAGATTATTTGATTTTGGTTTAGATCTCAACTCTCAAGCTCGTAATGTGCATTTCGCAAGGCTTGCAAAAACCTTCGAATTTGCTACACTCGATATTGCTAATGCAAGTAATACATTAGCATATGAGGTTGTAAAACTTTTAATCCCAACTGAATGGTTTAATTACCTGGACTGCGTTCGCAGTCATTATGGTACTAATACCGAATTCAACTATCATTCCAAATATGAAATGTTTAGTTCTATGGGAAATGGGTTTACATTTGAGTTAGAATCGCTAATCTTTTATGCCACGTCATTAGCAACTGTTATGGTTGAAAATGGTTATGATTTGCAAGAAGCTAAAAGGAATGTAGCTGTTTATGGGGATGATTTAATCGTCCCTTCTAAATATGCTCATTCTTTAATTAGTAACCTTGCATATATTGGGTTTAAGACCAATATAGATAAAAGTTTTCTAAATGGAAACTTTTATGAATCATGCGGCAGCGATTTTTATGATGGAACTGACGTTAGACCCTTTTTCATAAAACGGC